ACGTAACAGAACTGTACAGTGCGAAGCAGGCGGCACAGAATTTAATGCTGTATATGGCATTGGTAACATTCCTGAAGTAAAAGAAACAGGAACAAACCCTGCAACTACATTAGCAATAGCATTACCAGCACAAGGTTAATATTTTGGGGGATTTATTCCCCCATAATTTAAGGATCTATAATGTCAAAGTTTTTACAAGTACCATACGGTGATTACACAATACAAGTTCAACCTGGCGGAAATATTATCTTAAATACAGGTTTTGATCAAGGAACTGTTACAATCACTGGTGACTTACTTGTTGCAGGTAACACTACAACTGTTAATACAGAAAACATGACTATCGAAGATAATATTATTCTTCTTAACAGTGGCGAAACAGGCGCAGGTATAACATTAAACACATCAGGTATTAGAATTGATAGAGGTTCTCTAGTTGATGCATATGTGGTATTTGATGAAAATTTAAGCTGGACAGATCCTATAACTGACACAACTAAAAACGGTGTATGGGTACTAAAAGATGACACTTCAGCTCTTGTAGGTTTAAGAACAAACAGTATTAGCACAGGTGGTGGAGATTTATATTTAATAAATCAAGATCAAGGTGTCATAAGTGTAACTGGAACCAACAATTACGAAGAACAAGTTTTTACTTATGTTGCAGGCAATCTTGATATTACTGGTGGTCCTAACGCTGACGGTGTACAAGATGACGATTATATACCTAATGCTAAATCTATTGTTGATTATATTAACAGTTATTTTGCAGGTGTTTTCCAAGATAGAATTGAAGAAGGTACTTTATCTAAAACTTTTGTTGAAACAAAAGATATAGAAGTTACTGGCAACCAAAGTTCTGTAGATATTGGAGTTGACGGTACAATAAAAGCACAGTTTTTTGATAACAGGATTGAATTAAACAATTTAAGAATTAGTGGTACAAAAATTGAAACTATTGATTCTAACGAACCTATGATATTATCTGCTCCAGGCACAGGCGCAGTTACAATTAATGATGTGCTAGAAATAAACAGTCAACCTACTATTGACGATGCGTCTTTAGAGCCTGCACTACCCGAAAGCGGTATGCGCTTATATGTAAGTGATAGAGCCGAAGGTGGTAGTGGCTTGTTTTTCGGTCATGAGGACACAACTAGAGATGAAATTATAAGTAATAATAGAGCACTGGTATACAGTATGTTATTTTAAGGATTACACATGGCAATAAACAGCGTAGCAATAGGAAGCACAGATACAGAACTTTTACCTAGCAATGGTGTAGACAATACAGTTCCTGCAGGTGAAAGATGGGCTATAACAACAATTATGGTATGTAATACTGTAGTTCCAAATCCTGATCACGAAGAAGATGGATTAACACAATTTGATATGCACTTTGTAAAAAGTGGCGAACCAAAAAGCGATACAAATAAAGTTATCAACAACTTACCTTTACCTGCAGGAGAAACTTTTACGTTTGATAGTGAAAAAGTTGTACTAAGTGAAGGTGATAGAATTGTTTTACTAGGAGAATCTCCTACAGTATTAAGTGCAACGGTAAGCTATTTGGAAGTATAAATGAGATTAATTAGAAGTCAAAGCACAAATTTAAGAAGCATTAGAGGTAGTGGCGTAAAGTATGACTCTAATGACCAAGTTATTATGGACAGCAGAACTAGTGCAAGGCTTCCTAAGGGTAGAATACAAGAAAGACCCTTTTATCCAGAAAATGGACAAATAAGATATAATACTACAGACAATCAACTAGAAGCATTTCAGAATGGTGCTTGGAGAGAGATACGGTTTAAAGAACCTAATCAAGATCCAGGTATTGTACAACAGAATTTAGGTGTTGGAGATGCTAGTGAAATTGATTTTGGTCCTTTGAATAGTAAAGATCCTGATTTTCCTGTACCAGACGCAGCACAAAATATTTTAGTATTTGTTGAAAACGTTTTCCAAATTTCAACAACAAACTATATCCTTAAACAAAACCCAACAGGTAAGCCAGCAGGATGGTATGTTAGATTTTTAACTCCTGTGCCTTTTGGTAAACCTGTGACTGTACTACACAATTTTGATAAGTAAATCCGCTAAATACTACAGCATGGAGTAGTCAATGGCAAGAGAACCTCAAAATGGTAGAATAGGCGGTGGTGTCTTACAAGATAATCTTAAAATTTATCAAGACAACTCTGGAAAAGATTACCTAAACTTCAAAAATGAAAGTGCTGATACTGCACTTCTACACTTGGATCCTATTAATAATCGTGTGGGTATTACAACTGAAGCGCCTACGAGAGACTTACTTGTCCCTACAAAGATTAAATCTATAGGAGGTAATACCGATCGTTTAGAATTACCTAACTACACACTAGAAAATAGCATTATAAGAAATGAATTAAATGAAACTATCTATTTGAGTTCTGCCAATAAGATTAAACTTTCCGCACTTGCAACAGATCAACTACTAATCGATGATGATAGAATTACTACTAGCGAATCAAATGCAAATATTGACTTAATTCCAAATGGCACGGGTACTGTAGAAGTACAAAATGAATTAAGAGTATACGGAAATATAGAAACAACTGGAGATATTACTCTAGATGGCGACTTAATCTTTGGCGAAGGTCCTGAAACACCTGATTTAGTAGCATTTGATAAAGAAATAAACAGTGATATATTATTAGATGTTACAGATACCTGGGCTTTAGGTTCTGATAGAAAATATTGGGCAAACTTATGGTCAACATATCTAAATGGAGCAGCAGTAAGAACACGAGATTTATCAATTGGACCTGATCGTTTAACACTACGTCAAGGAAACAAAGTGTATGTTGCTATAAACGGCGACGATACTAATGCTGGAGATCATCAACAAGGACCTTTTAGAACTATAAAAAGAGCATTAGAATTTGCAGATAGTAGTCCAGGACAGCAAGTTGAAATTGAAATATTTCCAGGAGAATATGAAGAAGAATTTCCTTTAACTGTTCCTTCTAATACAATTATAAATGGACACGGAATAAGAAGTGTATCTATAAAACCTACAAGTGGAACACTAGCAAGTGATTGTTTTCTACTTACAGGAGAAACTACTGTACAAAATTTAACAATTAAAGATTTCTTTTACGACAGTTTAAATAATACAGGACATGCATTTAGGTTTGCTTCAGGTGCAGTAGTAACAAATCGTTCACCTTATATTCAAAATGTCACTGTAATTACACAAGGAAGTATTACAACAGGCGATGATCCTAGAGGATATTCTCAAGGAGATGCAGGTCGAGGCGCTTATATTGATGGTGCAGAAGTAGATTTTGCAAGTCGTAATGCAAGTATGTTATTTCATAGCGCAACATTTATAACACCCGGAGTTGATGCTATAACAATGACCAATGGTGTAAGAGTTGAGTGGCTTAATAGTTTTACATATTTTGCTAATAGAGGCTTATATGCAGTAAGAGGAGCAACTGGGCATCTAAGCGAAGATGGCTCAACAATGATGTACGGTGCTGAAATACGTTCTATCGGTAGTGCAAATGTATACGGAAATATCGGCGCAGAAGCAGACGGCGATGATTGCATTATGTACTTGATAAATCACAACTTTGCATATATAGGGTCAGGAAGATTTGTAGATAATGATACAACAAGAGTGGACCATACAAAAGAAGCAATCCAAATTAATAATGGTAAAGTTTTTTATCAATCTACAGACGAAAGAGGTACTTTTAAAGTTGGAGAATCTTTTTTTGTAAACTTAGAGAATGGACTTACAAGCATTGATGCAAGCCAAGTTGACTTTGACGGATTAAGTCAAATTACTGTTTCCGACGGAGACGATGAAACAATAATAGGCGTCAACTATGTTGATACAGGAAATATTAGGTTTGACGGTAACACAGTCTTTAGTTTAGACGGAGATCTAAATATTGACACTGCTACAAATGATATAAACTTCCTTACTAATGTTAGTATACTAAAAGACCTAGCAGTTTCAAACGATGTAAACATCCAGGGCGCACTAATAACATTTGGTAATGAACCTACTGATACTTTAAAATTTAACACGCCTATATCACAAAACTTAGTTCCTGATGTAAACAGTTCTTACAATTTAGGATCTCCTACCAAGAAATGGTCAGTTCGTATAGACGATAGCCAAATCGACGATATTAAATTTAAAGACAATTATATTACTACAACTTCTAGCAATAGCGATTTAGAATTTATAACAAACGGTGTAGGAACAGTTAATTTTCAAAATGTTACTTTTAATGCAGATACCATATCAACAGTAGATAGCGATTTAGTAGATAGCGATTTAATATTATCTACTCCGAGTAATTTACGTATTGATGCAGATAAATTTGTATTACCAAAAGGTGATAATGATGAAAGAATAGATGGCGAAGGCGATCTTAGATTTAATACAGAAGATAATATTTTTGAAGGTTATTCTACAAGTAATATAGGCATTGGCGGAATATTCTCGGACGATAGATTAACTTCGATTACTGCTCATCCAACTGACAATACTATCAACATTGCAGTAAATGGGGACAGCGTAGGACAAGTAAATAGTTTAGGTTTAGAAATACATGGGTTAGCCGGAGATAGTATTCTATTTGATGGCGCAACAATATCTACTATTGATTCAAATGCAGATTTAGATATTAGAAGAAATGGTACCGGTAGTGTATATCTAGATGGTAAAGAATATTTTAGAAATAATATATGGACCAATACTGATACAGTCGGCGCTATTGAATTAAGTGCTACAGACAAAGGTTATGTAAAAGTAGGCGGAACATTTGGTACAGTTGTTCCTAGTAATGGTACTTATACTTTAGAAGATACAGCAGATGTTGCACTAGGGCAATCACTTGCAGGTGCATCTATTATAACGACCGTCACGTCTGGTGTTACAGTAACTGATCCAGGAACCGGAACCGGAACTGGCGGATTTGATACTTACAGGCATTATCTATTTACTGGCGCTAATACAAGAAGTATTGTTAGTGCAACTTACGATTTGACAGATTTCATTGGCGGAGCAATTACAGGAAAATTTATTTCAGGTAATGATACAAATGGCAAAGCATCTTTTAGAACTCCACGTAACGGAAAAGATTTAGAATTACAATGGAGCGATGATGGAATTATTTGGGAAACTATATCAGTTTTAATGTTCGGCACTCAAGCTACAGGTTTTCCAACTTGGACAGATTTTGATATTACACTAGAAGCATTACCGAGCAGTTTTAATCCAGCTACAGTTAGATTTAGAGTAGTGCAACTAGATAGTGCCGAAGGAAGCTTTGACGAAGTAGCTGTTGCGCAATTATCATTTAGATATGCAACTGATACATCTAACAATACTGAATTAGGAGCTATAAGATACAATGTAGGGTTAGCCCTATTAGAAGTTTATAATGGCACTGATTGGATTGAAAGCACTGGTGTAGAAGAAGATCCAGTTACTGAAGAATATATGCTAGATAGAATAACACTTTGGAGCATTCTCCTAGGCTAAACACCCCTAAAACGGCGAATTGGATAAATATAATTAATGCAAGTAAGACCAATATTTGCAGGGTCAAACTGTGGTTAACCAGCAAAGAGCCCAAGGGATGAAAATTTGGTTAGAGGGACAGGATCCCCGAATTGAGGAGAAGAGATGGCTGTTGGTCGTATAAGTGGTCCGCTCTTAAAGCAAAACCTACTTCGTCAAGGAGTAGACCTAGCTTTTGAGACGGATCTTCTATATCTAGATGTTAATAACCAGCGCATCGGCGTTAATAATTCTAGCCCTCAATTTGATTTAGATGTAGGCGGAACAACTAGATCTACACTTTTAGAAATTACTAATTTTGCTGATATAGGTCAGATAAACATCACAGATAACACTATTAGTACAAGTGCAAGTGTTCTTGCATTAGGTACTGGTGATAACGTTGTTTATCAAAATAGACTTACTATTGATAGTTTAGATCTAGAAGGCAATGCAATTAAATCAAATGAATCTAATGCTAATATCGAACTAAGACCTAATGGTACTGGTAGCGTTGAAGTTTATTCTGATCTTAATGTTACAGGAGATATTTACGCTACAGGAAACATTACAGCAGACGGAACAATTAGAATTGGTGATGCAAATACCGATGAGATTGTTTTTAATTCAGAAATCAATTCTAATATTGTTCCTGCACAAAATAATACATATAATTTAGGTAGTAATCCTGATACTGGCGGAGCAAGATGGAATGATGTTTGGGTTAAAAATGCAAATTTCGATGCCATAGAATCTGATGCAATAGAAGCAGATGGTATTGATCTTGTTTTACGTCAAGGTAATATTATATACGTTGCTGAAAACGGTGATGATACATATAGCGGTACACACCAAAACGATCCATTTGCGAGTGTAAAACATGCATTATCGCAAGCTGTATCAGGTGATACAATTTATATCTATCCTGGTGTTTATACTGAAGAATTTCCTATGACTGTACCAACAGGTGTAACTGTTACTGGTAAAAGTTTAAGAAGTGTTACTATACAACCTACAGTAGGAACAAACGATCAAGATGCATTTTTACTTAACGGTGAATGTACTGTAGAAGACATAACTGTTGCAAATTTTTATTATAATGTAGGAGCAAATACTGGACATGCATTCCGCTTTGCACCCGGAATGACAGTTACATCACGTTCACCTTATATAAGAAACATAACAGTAATTACAAGCGGTAGTACAACTACAGCAGAAGATCCAAGAGGATTTAATACAGGAGACGCAGGAAGAGGTGCATACTTAGATGGCAGTGTAGTTGGACCTGGTTCAAGAGATGTAGGTGGGTTGTTCCATGCAGCGACATTTATTACACCTGGTGTTGATGCAGTTACATTTACAAATGGTGTAAGAGTTGAATGGCTAAACAGTTTTACATATTTTGCTAATATAGGCGTACATTGTTTAGACGGCACGGCAGGTAAAGCTAGTGATGGTAAAACAGCACTTAGAGTTGATGATGTTACTGGAACATTTTCACCGGGCGATTTTATAACCTATTATGATAATGACGGTGTTACAGTTATTGCAAATGGTTTAATAGAAACTGTTGATGCAGATGGTAAAATTTTTATAGACGGAAAGTCTACTGGATTTGAACTTCCAAGAGAACGTATTGGTAAAATACCAGTTGGATACGGAAATGCTGTATTAGATACTACTAATAAGAAATACGGAACAGCAAGTTTAAGTATAGATGGTGATGGCTATGTAGGTGTTGCTTCTCAAAACGATTTTGGTTTTGGAACAGGCGACTTTACTATTGAATTTTGGGTATACTTAAACAGTGTTGCAGCAGTTGATCAAATGCTGGTAGATCTAAGAGCAGGTGTTGGTACAGATATTGCACCTGTTGTTTATACAAATGGCGGTAACATTTACTACTACACAGATAGTGCTGATAGAATTACAGGCGGTACAGCACTAACTGTTTCAACATGGCATCATATTGCACTTACAAAAGAAGGTACAAGCACAAAATTATTTGTAGACGGAACACAAGTAGGTTCTACATATACAGATAATAACAATTATGGAACTGCAAAACCATTGTTCATAGGTGCTGACTTTGATGGTAATAATGCTGTTAACGGATTCTTTGATGATCTAAGAATACAAAAAGGTAATGCCCAGTATACAAACAATTTTACTGCTCCTATTACAACAGTGTATTCTACACAAGACACAGTTATACTTTTAAGATTTAATGGCGACGACAGCACAGTCAGTTTTACAGACGAAACAATACAAAGCCAGGACATTAGATCAACAAGTGGCGCAACAGCTACTGAATTTACATTAGTTGATTACACAGACTTTGGCGCAGAAGTGCGTATGATAGGTAGTGCTTGTGTGTACGGTAATTATGGTATATACGGATCAGGACCTGGTGTTATTGTATATGCTATCGGACAAAATTTAGCATATATCGGTAATGGAAAAGAAGTAACCAACGACCCAACTACAGTTATTCAAGGTAATGAAGTTGTAGAATTAAATGGTGCAAAAGTTAGATATAACTCAGTTGATCACAGAGGTGACTTTAGAGTAGGTGATCTTTTCTATGTTAATCAAGAAGACGGTACTGTATCGTTTACTGCTGCAAACTTTAATGTTGACACTGATACTGGATTAACATTTACAGATGGCGTAAACACTACAACTATTTTAGCTACAGGTATTGATACAGGCAATTGGCGTATAAGCGGAAACACAATAGAAACACTATCAGGCGATGCTAACTTTGATAGTTCTAGCGAACAAATCAATCTTAACAACAATGTTAACATAACTGGGAATTTAGATGTAACTGGCAACATAACTATTGGCGGCGATATTACAATTGGTGACGAAGCAACTGACAGTATTGAAATAATTGCAGGAATAAATTCAAATATTGTGCCAAGCGAAGACTCGACTTACACACTTGGTACACCGAGTTTAAGATGGAAAAACTTATATGCTAACATAGTTAATGTAGATGATATTAAAATAACAAACAACTATATTACAACAACTACATCTAATGCAGATTTAGAATTACGTGCTAGTGGAACTGGAGTAGTTGTAGTAGACGATTTATCATTTGATGACTATACAATTTCAAGCACAAATGATATTATTTTATCACCTACAAGTTCATATGTACAAGTAGATACAACAGGTGCAATTAAATTACCTTCAGGTGATACAGCAAGTCGTCCTACTCCAGAGTCTGGTTTAATTAGATATAACACTGATAAAAATGCATTTGAAGGTTATAATGGAAGTTATTGGATTAGATTTAGTGGCGTTATAGATTTAGATGAAGACACACAGGTTACAGCAGAAATTACTCCGGGTGCAAATGATAATATAATTAGATTTGATACATCTGGCACAACTGTTGTAACTATAGATGAAAATAGACTTACTGCACCTAGGATCACAGTAGATGACATCCAGATAGATACAAATGTGATAAGTACTATAACGACAGATCAAGACTTGTATTTGAATGCACAAGGAACTGGCAATGTTAACCTAGAAAACTTTGCATTCAGTGGAAATACTATTACTAACGCAGTAGCTGATAGTGTAACTATTTTCCAAAATACAGGCGATGGTTATGTCAAAATTACCGGTACAAATGGTTTTGTTATTCCAGTGGGTAACGACATCAATAGACCTGATATAAATTATACTGAAGTAGGCATGTTGAGATTTAATACAGTTGCTGGACGTGTTGAAGCTTATGACGGAACAGTTTGGGGATCAGTTGCAGGACAAACAGGTGCTATTTCGAGAATTGATGCTGAAGACATAGCAATTGTAAACGCGGTAATACTTGGTTAAGGATAGATAGAGATGGCAACATTTTTTAGAAATACAGTAATTAAAAACGTAGGAACAAAACCTGTTGAAGTTGCAGCAACTACTGCTTCTAGCAGATTTACGGTAATTGGTTTAAGTTGTACAAATTTAACACAAGACTTTGTGTATGTAAGCGTTTTGCTTGAAGATAATACTAGTAATACTGGATTTTACTTGAAAGATACATTAGTTCCAGCAAACACAAGTTTGCGAGCAGTGCAGCAAGGCGAAAAATTAATCGTTGCACCTGAAAATAAATTACTAGTACAATCAAACATAAATGATTCAATAGATGTAATAATAAGTTACGTAGAAATAACATAAGGATTTAAAATGACACACTATGTAGGAAATACACCACAAGATGTTTTAGCAGGATTTATTAAACGTTATTTTTACGGATTGCGTAGAAATATTGACGGAGAACTTTACTTAGTTAGAACTGATCAGTTATCTATATCAGACGGCAATAGTGTTGTAATTAATGATATAGGCGAAGCAGAAGATAGTTTTCCTGATTTTGAAGAAGGTATCGATTTTTTAGATGGAATAGATGAAGATCATAACGTAGTATATGAAAATTTAAGATATCCACAAATTAAGTGGGAAGGCAGAAGCATTACTTACTTTATTGACGAAACTACTGGTGAATTTATTTTAAGAGTTTCTGAAGGTTATGATTTTCCAGAGGATATATCAAGTCCTGCATATGGCGAAGGCAAAGACGATGAAGTATTGCCTAACACAGTAGGATATTAAGGGGTTATAGATGGCAGAGTTTAAGTTAGACCGTTTTAAATACAACTGGAGAGGTGATTGGAATCCAGGCACAGTTTACAACAGAGATGATGTTGTACGTGTAGGTGGTAGAAGCTATGTATGTTTGGCAGGACACACTGCTGATGCTGTATTCCGTACTGATTTAGATTATGTACTACCGGGTTCAACACCTCCGTTACCACAGCCTAAATGGGTATCAATGACTGAAAGTAATACATTCAAAGGAGAATGGAGTACATCTTCAGATTACGATTTAGGTGATATAATATTTAAAGATGGATCATTATGGGTTTGTACAACAAATCATGTAGCAACAACATTCCACGATGATTTTGCATATTGGACTGCTTATGCAAGCCATATTGTATATAAAACTGATTGGCAAAGCAGCACAGGATACGGACCAGGTGCTCTAGTAAAGTATAACGGTATTACTTATAAATGTATTGTAGCTCACGAATCACAAGGTATATTAGAATTAGACGCAGAAAAATGGTCTGTATTTCATGATGGTATACAATATAGAAATTCATGGTTACCTACAACACAATATAGAAAAAATGATCTAGTAAAATACGGACCTACTATGTTCCGTTGTACAGAAACTCACCAAAGTGGTGCAATAGCTTTGGATACTACAAAATTTAGTGTAGAATTTCCAGGGTTTAGTTTCGACGGTGAATGGGATTCAGAAACATACTATCAAATAGGAGATTCAGTAAGTTACGGTGGCTTTGAATATTATGCTGTAGCAAACAATCAAGGAGTTCAACCTGACGATAGTAGTTCTTGGATACAATTAACTTTTAGTTTTAATTTCAAAGGCCCTTACGATGTAAATGAGAATTATAAACCGGGTGATGTTACACAACGTGGCGGTAATTTATATGTAAATCTATCAGAAGTTGCATCAGGTGACGGATCGTCAAATGATTTATTAGATCCTACAGTATGGGAATTACTAAAGCCTGGAGTAAAATGGAATAATGTTTGGCAACAGCCTATTCAATATTATATAGGAGACCTTGTATATTTCAAGGGAAGTACATTTAAATGTGTAGAAGCACATATTTCTACACAAAATAATTTTCCGGGTGATAACGGAAGTGGATTTAATTATTGGGAACTGTATGTAGAAGCAATTGAACAAGCCGGTCTTCAAAATAAGGGTGACCTTTTAACTTACGGTCTAAATAGAACAGAAGTAGGTGACGGATCTACAAGAGGTCCTACTAATTTACCTATAGGTAATGCAGAAGAATATCTATCGATAAATTCTGATCAAGAATTATATTATAGAAACTTTACATGGGATAGTGATGTAATATATGTTGCATTGCACGGCGTAGATGCAGAAGGTTATGGATTAAGTTCAGAAAAACCATTTAGAACAGTGCAGTATGCTAGTGAGTATGTTTATTGGAACTACACACCTCTTACTCCTGTAAAAATTAAAATTAGTACAGGAAGATATGAAGAAGTTTTACCGATAACTGTACCTGCAGGTACAACAGTTATGGGAGATGAATTAAGAAGTACTACTGTTTTTGCAGCACCCGCTGATCCACAATATGAAGCAGACTGGGACTTTACCCTAGATGCTCTTGTGAGATTAAAAGAAGTACTTCCACAAGTATGTCAAAACGTTATTATAGAACCTACTGAAGGTAATGAAGCAGAACAACAAGTTACAGATAATCCTGACTCAGGAGCATTAGCAGATGCTGGCGGATATGATGTTCCTATAGACGATGTAGCAAATTATATTAATTTTAGAGTTGCAAATGGCGATACAGATGCAGTAATCTCGGGAGATTACTTACCATCAATTGATCAAGACAGAATTAATGCTAGCGCCTGTATTTTACTAAATCTAAATTTTTTAGTAGAAGAAATGGTAGCATGGCGCCTGTTTAGTGATATAACATTTGATAGAGACAGATTTAGAAGAGATTGTAAACAATGGATAAGATCTGTAGCAGAAGACATATTATACACTGGTAATTTCAGAACTATTAGATCTGGAGAAGTTTATGTAAACAGAGTATTAGGTAGCCAGTTAGAAGCGAATATGTTTTATGCAAGAGATACCACTACTTTTAGAAGTATGACAGTGGACGGCTTAAATGGAAGATTAAATCCTCCAGGTGTTTTTGAAATCTTTCAACGCCCTACCGGAGGAGCGTACATAAGCTTAGATCCAGGAGCAGGCCCAGATGATCAACGTGTATGGATTAACAACCGTTCTCCTTACATGCAAGGTATAACAACATTAGGAACTAACGCCATTGGTAAAAAAGTAGACGGTGCACTCCACAACGGGGGCAATAAGTCAATGACATCAAATGACTTTACACAAGTTATTAGTGATGGTATCGGTGCCTGGGTTTTAAATGGTGGTAGAGCAGAACTTGTTTCAGTCTTTACATACTATGCACAAATTGGATACTTAGCAGAGGATGGTGGAATTATACGTGCAACAAATGGTAACAACTCTTATGGTAGCTTTGGATCAGTTGCTATAGGGATTGACCCTAACGAAACTCCTCAAGTAGCAGAAGTTTTCAACAGAGACAACGAAGCTATTGTATCTGCAGTTTATGCAGGCGAATTCCAAGACGAAATCTTCGCATTCGAATATGCACACGCAGGTGAAGAGTATGTAAATTCACATGGTGCATCTGCGGCACAAGCAGAAATTATTGGTGCAGGCGGTAGTGCAGAAGTTACATTTGATGACACTAGAGACGGCGGAATTTTCCAATCTAGATTGTTAAATGAAGGTTCGGGTGCTGCTGGAGGTAGCGGTTATACTGTAATTGGTAACAATGCGCAAGCTGGTGACGCAACGAGTATCACACTTGCAACAGCAGATGAAGGCACACAGATAGCATATGAAGGTAAAAGAATTTTAATTACAAGTGGCGACGGTACAGGACAGTATGCTATAATTAATACTCTTAATCCTATTACAAAAGTAGCAACAGTAATTAAAGAATCTAACGGTGAAGCAGGATGGGATCATATCCAACCAGGCAACGAGATACAAGCTGCACTTTCAAACAATACTGTTTACAGAATTGAACCTAGAATAGAAGTTAGTGATCCGGGATTTGCTGTAGAAGTTGCAGACTTACCTTCAGCTAGAAACTGGAAAGATCTTACACATGGACAAACTACAGAACTATTTGAAGGAATTGTAGGAGGTTTTGGTACTGGAGATACAGACGAATCAGTAGAATTAGCTGCTGCTACGTTTGATATTCTTAGAACAGGATCTCAGTATGAAGCAACTATTGTAACCGGCGGCGCTGGCTATGCAATCGGAGATCAAATTACAATACTTGGAACAAGTTTAGGCGGTAATACTCCTGATAATGATTGTACAATTATAGTTACAGCAAACACAGATGACAGTACTAACGCAATTACAGGTGTCACTACAACAGGCGTAGGTTTATCTGGTATATTTACTGCGGTAGCTTTACCTAATTTTATTGCCTATAGTACAGATGGATTAAATTGGACTGAAACTTTTATTACACAAACAGCAAACTGGACTAAGATTGTAAATGGTAATGATAAATTTGTTATGATTTCCGATGATACAACTTTTGTTGCTACATCACTAAACGGTATAGATTGGAATATTGGTAGTTTTCCAATCACAGAAACATTTACAGATATTACATTCGGCGACGGCAAATTTGTAGTTATTGCAGAAAATACAAATACTGTGCTAGTAAGTACTGACGGAGAAAATTGGACACAAGAAACTATCCCAGACGATACGCTAGGCGATAGTACAGCAAGCCAGTGGGTAAAAATTACACACGGTGCTGGAAGATTTGTTGCTATTGCAGGCAATGACAGAGGTGTTGCATATTCAGATGATGCAGAAACATGGACAAGAGTTGACAATGGTTTACCTGTATCACTAGCCCAAGAACCGTGGGTAAGTTTAACATATGGTAGAAATATTTTCTTTGCAGTTTCGCAAAATGGTAGTACGGCTTATAGTATCGATAGAGGCGAAACATGGGCAGTAGGTAATGATATGCCTAAAGAAGATGGTTCAACAACAATGGTTTGGAACAATGTCAAATACTTAAACGGTATTTGGTGGGGTATTTGTAATACAGGTGGTCAGATCATTGGCTCAGACCCGACACCGCCTCTAGGACAAACAAGATACTGTGCAACATCAACAGATGCATTTAATTGGACCGATAGACAATTTATTGCAACTAGAAATTATACTGCAATCGGGTATGCTACAATTAACAACGAACCGGCATATGTTGCTCTTGGTGATCTAGAAACAATCAACGCAGTTGCAGTTGTAAAAACAGGTGCAAAAGCTAAATTTAGAGCAGTAGTTACAGGATCGCAAATAAGCGAAATGAAAATTTGGGATCCAGGTAGCGGTTATATCAAAGATGGTATCAATAATCCTACACTTACAATTACTGATAGTAGCGAAGTTGCAGTAGTATTATATGATCTTAGAATAGGAAATGGAGTATTATCGCAACCTTCTTTTGTAAATAGAGGTATCGGTTATAGAACATCTAGCACAACTGTTACAATTAGTGGCGACGGATTTGCTGATATTATACCTGAGTCTAATTTTGTTACACTTAGAGGTGTGTCAGTATTACCTGGACCAGGAGCCCAGCTAAGATTTGACAGCATCGGTGATCCAGAAACTGCTGACGAAACTGATAAAAAGATCTTTACAGTTTCAACAATTACAGATTTAGGAGACGATGGACTAAATGGTGGAACTAGATTGGTTAGATTTAGAATAACACCTAAATTAAATATTGAAGATAGTTTAGAAACTGGAACTAGTGTTGAAATTCGAGAACAATACTCGCAGTGTAGAATTACAGGTCACGATTATTTAGATATTGGCACAGGTAATTTCTTAGAAACAAATTATCCTGATATATACGCAAGCGGTAACTTCTTTACATATGCTCCTGAAAATGAAGTATTTGAAGACGGTGGCGGACGAGTATTCTATACAAGTACAGACCAAGACGGTAACTTTAGAGCTGGCGAACTGTTTAGTGTTGAACAGGCAACAGGTATTGTGACAATTAGTGCAGAATTCTTTGACCTAGACGGTCTTAGCGAACTTGCACTCGGTGGCGTGAGACTAGGTGGTTCTGGTACTGTTATTAGAGAATTTAGTACAGACGTTACATTTACTGAAGATTCTAATAATGTTATTCCTACACAGAGAGCTATCATTACATTCTTTACTAATAGACTAAGTCAAGGTGGTTCTGAAATTGCTACAAACAATTTACAAGCTGGACAGGTCTTAATAGGTACTGAAGAAAATAGAATTGATGTAACAGAAGGCGAATTGTTATTTCCTAAAATGATGTTGTTTGATGGACAAGACGAATTAGGAGCTCCAACAACAATTCAAGGATCCATGCTAGCACAAACATACTTTACTAGAAGTGCGTTTGATGACGATAGTATGCAATAAAACACGATATAATAAGAAAAGATAAATACTACATACGGAGTAAAATAAATGGCAGAATTTAAGTTAGGTAGAATTAGATTTGTTTGGAAAGGCGACTGGTCTAATAGCACTAAGTACTTTAGAGACGATGTAATAGCCTATGGCGGTAAAGTATATATTTGTACCATAGGACATACAAGTGACGCAGATTTCTTTACAGATTTAGATATTGTTCCTCCAAAATGGAACCTTGTAAGTGATGGTCAAACTTATAAAGGAGTTTGGGCACCTGACACATATTATGTGTATGATGATATTGTTAGCTATGGTGCAAGACTTTATATTTGTAATACAGTCCATACATCAGATGCTGACGCTGAAGCAGGACTAGAAGCTGACTTATCAAAGTGGGATGTTTATGCCGAGGGCTTAGATTGGAAAGGTGACTGGGCAATATCTACACGTTATAGAGTAAATGACCTAGTTAGATACGGAGGTCAAACTTATGTTTGTAACGCTCTACATACTTCTGCTGCCACAGAAACTCTAGGGTTAGAAGCTAACCAAGGAAATTGGGAAGTATTCAATCCGGGTATTGAATACAAAAATACTTGGAATAAACTAACAAGATATAAAGTAAACGATGTAGTAACATATGGTTCTGGTTTATATATTTGTACAACATATCATACTAGTACACAAGATTTTCCAACTGACGAAGGTAACTGGGAACAATTTGTACAAGGTTTCCAGTTCGACGGAGAATGGAGCCAAGGTAGAGCTTACCAAAAAGGTGATGTAGTAAGAAGCGGTGGAAATCAATATATTGCACTTACTAACCACAGAGGCAGCGATCCACAAGCAGATCCGAATAGTGATTGGAGACTGTTTAGTGAAGGTATTAGATTCGTCGGAGAATGGGGCGAAGATTCTAGTAACATAGAATACAACAAAGGTGAAGTTATCAGCCGTGGGGGATATACATATCTATGTATCGAAAAGCACAGCGGGTTTGCTCCGCCAAATACAGACTACTGGCAAGAACTTGCAACAGGTTTAAGCTTCAGAGGTAGATGGTTAGATGACCAAGAATATTTCTTAGGTGATGTTGTAAGATTTGGACAAAACGCATATGTTTGTGTTCAAGGACATATTTCAGAAGGAGATGATTTCTCAACTGAAACACTAACTGAACCAGGCGGCGGCGCACAAAATTCTCGTCCAGATCAAGACTTAACAGGTACATATTGGAATATTCTTGTAATTGGTAGTGAAACATCTGTTTTAACAACTGACGGCGACTTAGTTTACTATTCAGGCGCAGGCCCAACAAGACTTCCAATAGGTAACGAAGGACAAATACTAGAAGTTTCGTCTGCAGGTGTTCCTGAATGGACATACTATGGTGTAGCAGAAGATGTGTACTATGTTGCAGAACATGGAACAGACGGGCCAGCACCGTTACATGGACGCACCTTAGATAAGCCTTTTAGAAGTATTCGTTATGCTTGCGAACAAGTAGAACATGGAACAAAAAATTCTAATGCAAGAAAACTACTTGAACTAAACAGATTTTTTGTTCAAAGAGAAATAATTGAATGGACTGACTATCAAGTTGCAAACGCAGGCGTAGGCGATCTATTTGAAAACTTTGAGTACAACGAAGAAAAATGTTCAAGAGATATGGGTCTTATTGTTGACGCATTGGTTTACGATATTACACACGGCGGCAACGTAAAATCAAGAGAAGCTGCACTGTCTTATATAAATGATACTGTAGGTTCTCCATATTTAGGACAAAAAGAAGAAACAGTTGCTTCAATAAACTATGGGTTACAAGTGATCGAAGCAGTATTAGGTAACACTGATCCAGCAGTAAATTATCAAGTGTTAAACGGTGACAATTCAACTGCTATAGTAGATCAATACAAAGACGAAAGTTTAGATGTTGAAAATGTTCTAGCAGACATTACATCACTTACTGGAATTATTACTAACGCAATCACAGCAGGTGTAGCTGATGATATTCCTGCAAGAATACAACGTAGTTCTCTTATTAAAGTTTCAACAGGAAAATATTATGAATTACTTCCTATTATTGTTCCAGCAGAAACATGTATACTAGGTGACGAACTTCGTTCAACAAATGTTCAACCTAGAAAAGAAGAAAATACTACTATGGTAGACATTTTCGATAGTCAGTTTAGCTATAGAGCAATTGAAAGACTAGAAAATATTGCAGCTGATATTGTAAGAGGGGTAGGAGTTACTCCAACAACTGGAAACACAGAAACACAATCACAAGAATTTCCTTTCGCTCAAAATGCACAAGCAACAGGTGTTGCCCAAGCACTCAGAACAATTAGAAAAGAAATTGATTTTAGTCTAGGTCAAAAACTAGAAGCAGTATTGCCAAATCCAGTAGGTTTTGACGATGCTTATGGCAGAGCACGAGACCTAATTAAAATTAACAAAACATTTATTCAATTAGAAGTTTTAGAATATATTACTAATAACTATCCAAATGTTTATTATAGCAAAACTAAATGTAAACAGGATATAGGATACATTCTCGATGCTATTTCATATGATTTAACTTATGGCGGTAACTGGCAATCAGTTAATGCAGGTAATGCATATTTTGCAGGATCAGGCGGATCTTTACAAATTGATACAGAAGAAAAATTAGCAACTATTGCTGCTTATCAGTACTTGAAAGACATCCTTGCTCCTATTTCAAGAAACATCACAGTGTCACCTACAGAACAAACAACTGAACCACAAATACCAGGTACAGGTGGTAGTGTAGCAGCAGCTACAGCAGCACAAGATTTAATTGACGATATTATTCAAACAATTAACACAGGTACTGCACCTGCTATTACATATCCAGTTATTACAGCTGAATCAGCTGCATTACAAGCAGATAACGCTATACTACTAAGTGGCGGAAATCAAACTACTGTTAAAAATAATGTTATTTCTTTCATTACAACAAACTTCCCTGATCTAACTTATGATCAAACCAAGTGCGAAAGAGATTTAGAACTTATTAGTACAGCAGCAGCATATGATGCAGTATTTGGATCAAACTTTGCAAGTATTGTAGCAGGTTACGCATACAGAAGAACTTCTTCAAACAAAGTTTACGGCGATCAAAGAGAAGCAACTTATGCAGCAAACGTGTATGCCGCAGCACAGTACAAAGTACTTACTAACGAAACTGAAACTGATGCAGCATTAGATTTTGCATTCCAATATGCAAATGATATGATTTTTGCAGCAGCTACAAATGAAGGTTCTAATGTAACAATTGCAGAACCAAACAATCATCATGCAGTTAGACAACTAGAATTAAACAAAGACTTTATGGTTGCAGAAGTACATGCATGGATAGATGACTTTTTTAGCGATACTGTTACATTTACAGATGCAACTACTGATGCTATTACAATATCAAGCACTACTTGGTTATCTAAAAATATGCCTATACAATTTGTTGATCCATCAGATTCGTCTTCAGCAATTTTTAACTCAAACTTATCATCTTTAACTTACTACGTCAAAGATATTCTAAGTGAGACAGAATTTACAGTAAGTAACACTGTAAACGGCAATACTGCAACTTTAACTACAAATGAAAGTTCATTTTCTGTTGTTGCAGTTTATGATTACAATCTTGCTACATGTGCAAGAGATGTAATTGCTTACATAGATGCAATTAAGTGGGATTTAACTTATCCTGCAAGATTTGATAGAAATTACACAGACGATGTACGTGTAATTATGCCAAGCAACTATAAATCTAAATTAGCTGCTCGTTACTATGTAAACAGTGTGTTAGGTTGTAAAGAAGAGGACTTCTTCTATCTACGTAATGCAACTGGTTTAAGAATGATGACAGTTGACGGACTAGACGGTGATCTTGGTCCTGCAAATGAATATGGTACAAGAAGACCTACAGCAGGTGCTTATGCATCACTTGATCCGGGCTGGGGTCCAGACGATCAGCGTGTATGGATTACAGCACGTTCGCCTTATGTACAAAATGTTACAACTTTCGGTAAGGCAGCAGTTGGTCAGAAAATTGACGGTGCACTACACAACGGTGGCAATGATTCGATTGTTTCAAACGACTTTACACAGGTTATCAGCGACGGTATCGGTGCATGGTTACTTAACAATGGTAGAGCTGAAATGGTTTCAGTGTTCTCTTACTATTCATATATTGGATATCTATGTGAATCGGGCGGTAGAGCTCGTGCAACAAACGGTAACAACTCGTATGGTACATTTGGTAGCGTAGCTGAAGGTGTTGACGCCGACGAAGTACCAGTAACAGCTATTGTAGACAATAAGTTCCAATATAATGCTACAGTTTCAGAAGTAATATGTGACGGTGATGAAATTCTAACTTTTGAATATAGTCATGCTGGTAATGAATACACAGAAGCTGTATTTGAAATATTCGGTGCAGGTTCAGACGAAAGTTTAGAATACACTGAAAAGAGCATCAGAGATGATGCAATATTCCAAGCTAGAATAACACAATTAAACGATTCTACAGGTTTAGCAGGTGGTAGCGGTTATAGTGTCTTCGAGAACACAGCTCAAGCTGGTACTACTTCTCAGCTTACTCTTGCTGCTACAGACGGTAGTGTATCTAGTGCATATCCAGGTATGAAGCTAGTTATTACAGGTGGTGCAGGTGTAGGACAATATGGTATTGTAGATACATATAACGCAGGTACAAAAGTAGCAACAGTGATTACAGAATCTACTGGTGTAGCAGGATGGGATCATTTCCGTCCAGGAACAACTATTATTGCTCCTAATAGCTCTTCTACATATAGAATTGAACCAAATGTTACATTTAGTTCTCCTCCAGTTTCAGACAGTGAATCTACATTCTCAGGTACAAATACATGGAGTGATATAGAATACTTCCAAACAAGTGAAAATTATGCAAGTGTTTCTGCAACAGGCGGCGACGGAACAGGTGCATTGTTTGATGTAGATAAAGTAGGTAGCAAGTACTATGTAACAGTTGTATTTGCAGGCGCAGGATATACAAGACTAGATGAGCTAACTATCGCAGGTACAAGTGTTGGTGGTGCAAGCCCGCTTAATGATATTACACTTACACTAACTACTGTAGATGGCAGTGGCGGCGTAGTAGCATTTGACCAAGAAGGTCTTGCTCGCACTGGTCTTTTTGTAGCAATCGGCGCAGGTACTACAGCAAGCACAAGTATTGATGGTACAAGTTGGTCAGCAATGACAATGCCTGCAAGCGGTGGTACAGGCTGGAGACGTTTAGCATATGGTTCAATCGACGACGGTTCTACTTTCTTAGAAACAACAAGATTGATGGCTGTTACAGATAATACTACAACAGCAGCATACAGTGATGACGGCACAAATTGGACTACATTTACAATTAGTTCAGGAGGCACAAACAACAGTGTTGCATTTGGTAGTAACTTATTTGTTATTATTAGTTCAAACTCGCAAGATGTACATGTAAGTAATAACGGTGGTATTACTTGGACTACATATGCAGGATCATTGCCGTCAACAGGTTATACTGAAATCGCATATGGCGGCGAAACATTTATGGCAATGAAACCTAACAGTACTGAAATAGCATACAGTACAAACGGCGGACAGACTTGGACAGCAGGCACACTACCTGCAAGCCGTAATTGGACAGATATTGAATACGGAAACGGTCAATGGATTATTATCAACGATGGTAACAATAACCAAGCAAGAAGTATAGACAATGGCCAAAACTGGATAGAATTTGCTGATGGATTCACAGGTGAGCGTCTTACATACGGACAAGGTGTATGGGTCGCAACTAACACAACTAGTGAAAGAGTTTATTGGTCAGATGATGGTGTAAATTGGAATTTCCGTACAGGAACATTTGGCGGCACTCCAGCAGTAGATGGACCAGTAGCATTCGGTAATCCAAATCAGACTGGTGTGTTTGTAACAACTAACAGTACTTCTACAAATGGTGTATATCTATTCAACATTGGTGCAAGAGCAAGAGGTAGAGTAAGTGTTGCTAGTGAACAAATATTCGAAGTAAGATTGTTTGAACCAGGCAGCGGTTATACAGGTGCTACACCTACAATCACTGTTACCGATCCAGGTAACATCAATGATGCAACATTTGAAGTGAGAGTAGGTAAAGGTTCGCTATCACAACCAGAATGGGGTTCAAGAGGTATTGGATTTGAAGCAGCAGATGCAGACATTATTGCTAGACTAAGTAATGGTCATGCAGACTTCTTCCAAAGCGGATTGTTCGTAGCTGTAAGACGTCTTACAGAAAGACCTGTAAATGGTTCAAACGTTGAGTTTGATAGTTTACCAGGAGTATTCTTTAAACTGGTTAACAGTGTAAGTTTCCTAGGTACAGAAGACGGATCTTACAGTGCATTCTTACAACTATCGCCAGATGTAGAAATCGATGAATCTCCAGTACACGGAAGTGCAGTAACAATGCGTATTAGATTTAGCCAAGTACGTCTCACAGGACACGACTTCTTAGATATCGGTACTGGTAACTTTACAGATACAAATTATCCAGGAACACCATTAAATGCGCCAAATCAAGCAAACGAAACTGTTGAAAATGATGGCGGCAGAGTGTTCTTCACTGCAACAGACCAAGATGGTAACTTTAGAGTCGGTGACTTGTTCAGCGTTGAACAGTCGACCGGTGTTGCTACATTGAATGCAGAAGCATTTAATATTGCTGGTCTACAAGAACTTACACTTGGTGAGGTTACACTAGGTGGTAATTCAGCAAGCGTTACTGAATTTAGTACAGACCCGTTCTTTACTGCAAACAGTGACAGCGTTGTGCCTACACAACGTGCTATTAAAGCATATATTGAGGCACAAATTGGTGGCGGTGGTGCGTCACTTAATGTTAACAGTGTAACAGCTGGTGACATCTTCATTGCAAATAATGTCATAACTACTATTGATAGTAGTTTGATAAATATAAAAGCAAGAGTAAATTTCCAAGGTGGTGTAACCGGACTACCACTAGCTTATAATTATATGTTACGATAAGAGAGGACTTAGATATGGCAAACGGAAGACTAGGAGCATCAGCACTTGGCGCAGCAACAAATACTATTGTGTACACTTGCCCAGCGGATACATTTGCTGTTGTTACAGTAAACTATACAAATAGAAATACACAGGCAAGAAATGTTAGATTAGCAGTAGCAGATACAGGAACACCTTCAAACGGTGAATATCTTGAATATGATACTGAATTGATAGGAAGAGGTGTTTTAGAAAGAACAGGCATTGTTCTATCAGCTGATCAAAAAATTGTAGCGTTCAGTAATAGTACTGACACAAATGTTGTTGTCTACGGAATAGAAACTTCAACAGTGTAAGGGGAAGATAATATGCCAAGAAGAATTTCAACGAGTGTGCAAGGTGGTCCTACACTAGGATCATTTACAGCTCTGGACAACAACTTATCTACCATTGTCGCAGATGATGATATGATCATGGAGCCAAGCGGAACTGGAAACTTTGTAATTCACTCACACACAATCCTTAGGGATGCAAAAGAGCTCCGATTTAATGACAGCGATAGTAGTAACTATTTGGCATTGAAATCACCAAGTACTGTAGGAAGTAATATTACCTATACATTGCCAGGAAGCGGAGTAACAAACGGTTACTTCTTACAAACTGATGCAAGTGGTAATTTAAGTTGGGCAGAAGCAAATGTTAGTGTATCTAACACTACTACAAGCGGAACAACGCATTACATTACACTTACAACTGCAACTAGTGGAATTATTACAAGTGTAAACACTAGTAACACAAAATTAAGCTTTGTACCTAGTACAGGTACATTAAGTGCAACAAGATTTAGTGGCGCTTTGACAAGTTCAAGTGTTGATATTAATGGTGGAAATGTTGATGGAACAACTATTGGATCAGCGTCTGCTGCTCCTGGTACATTTACTACATTACAATGTACATCAATTAACGAAACATCAAGTATTGCATACAAAGAAAATGTAAATACAATTGAAAATGCATTAGATAAAATAATGAAGTTGACTGGAGTTACATACGATCGTAAAGATGGTTCTGCTAAAGAAGAAGCAGGACTAATTGCAGAAGAGGTAAACGAAATTTTACCTAATCTAGTAAGCAAAAAGGACGGTGTTCCAGAAAGCTTAATGTATACTAAACTAACTGCATACTTAATTGAAGCAGTGAAAACTTTAAAAACAGAACTAGATGAAATCAAAGGAGTAAACAAGTAATGGCAACTTTAAAGAATACTACTTTTAACGATACTGGTCATATTAGATTACCATCTGGTACAGAAGCACAAAGACCGGGTACGCCACAAGCTGGTATGATGAGATATAATAACACAGCAGGTCAATTTGAAGCATATGCATCTTCAGGTGAATGGCAAGCTATAAGCTTGGCACCTAATACAGTTGCTCCTGGACAAAGCGAATATAACAGCCCAGGAACATACAGTTGGGTAGCACCTACTAATGTTGTAGAAGTGCAAGTGCTAGCAGTTGGCGGTGGCGGCGGAGGCCAAAACAGTTGGGCGAACCCAGGCGGTGCAGGCGCAGGACTAGGTTGGAGAAATGGAATTTCAGTAAACCCAGGATCGTCGTATACTGTTCAAGTTGGCTACGGCGGCGGTAATGGACAGTATGGTAACAACAGTTACTTCCAAAGCACAAGCACAGTTGCAGGATATGGCGGCGGTGCTGCTAATGGACAACGTGGCGGACCTAACCAAAACGGACGTGGCGGCGGCTACGTTGGCGAAGGCGGCGGAGCTGGTGGTAATGCAAACGACTGGACAGGCGGTGGCGGAGCCGGAGGTTATACCGGACGTGGCGGCAACGTTAATGAAAGAGGCACATCACCTAACGGTGGAGGCGCATCTGGAGGCCAAAACTATTCTTCAACATTTGGTACAGGCGCCGGAGGCGGTGTTGGTCTTTTAGGACAAGGTTCAAGTGGCGACGGACACTATACTCCATGGAACGGCACAAACTCACCAGGCGGCGGCGGTAACGGCGGCTCAGGCGGTGAAAGAGGATACTATGGCGAAAATCCTTGGAGTGGTTCTGGACAAAGTTCAAATGACCAAAGAGGCGGCGCTTATGGCGGCGGAGGTGGTGGTCCAGGCACAAGTTGGCCATCATGTTCAGGAGACGGATACAGAGGTGCTGTACGAGTACTTTGGGGTTCACGTCAAAACAGTAGTCCTAGTTCTCCTCCACTTACAAGAGCATATCCTAATACAAACACAGGTAACTTATAATAGGAGATAATGATGGAGTTATATATCAAATTAGATGCAGATGGTAATCCAACAGGACATCCTATGTTAAGATCAAATCTAGAGACTGCTTGGCCTCATATAGATTTTGACAACTTACCTGATGATCTTGCTCCGTTTGTAAGGTTAGAAGATCCTAAAAGATCACATCCATATGAAGTAATAGAAACCACATATGAATGGGACGGCGATGTTGTAAAAGATGTTTATACTGCAAGAGACATGACACCTAGTGAAAGATCAGCTCAAATATCAGCAGTGCAAGCTACATGGGCAGAAGATACAAATTGTCCAAGTGATTGGGTATTTGACGAAGTAAACTGCTGTCACGTACCACCTGTTCCATATCCTAATGATGGAAACTTGCATGTATATAGTATGGACGAAGAAAGATGGGTACAGATAGAAGACAAAAAAGTAGACCTAGGTCTACCACCTTATCCAACAGACGGAAAACTTTACAAGTGGAGTGATCTACACAACACTTGGGTGATAAAAGATATGGGAGATGATACTGCTCCTCCTGAAGCACGGTAAAGTTCAAAACTTATTAAAATTAAAGACTCCACTACTAAATATTCTGTAGTGGAGTTTTTTTATGAGTAATTATAAAGGTTTATACAACGATCCAAATGAACGTGCTAGGGTAACTTATCCTTATGTATATTGGGAAGATGCATTTAGTAGAGAAGAACTTGATGCTATATGTGAAATAGGTTCTCGTGATTTAGTTGAAGGAACAATTGCTGGGAAAAAAGAAAACCATGATGGCGTAGCAGATACTCCAAAAAATGTAGGTCCAGTTTCTAATAAAAGTGTAAGAAGTTCTAAAGTATCTTTTCACAAAAAGAATGACGAAACTGAATGGATATTTGAGAGATTAAATGGCCTTATTGAAATGTGTAACAATAGATGGTATAATTATGATTTAAATGGTTACGAAGCATTTCAATATACAGAATACCACTGGGACGAAGAAGGTCACTATGACTGGCATGTTGACTCACAATTTGGTGTTCTTCCTTACGATAATTTAAATTTAGAAATGAGAAAATTATCACTTACTCTACTGTTAAATGATCCAGAAGAAGATTTTGAAGGCGGCGAGTTACAAATTGGTAGCCCATTAAATCCAGAAACTTGTGCAACAAAAAAAGGCACTGCAATTTTATTTCCTTCATTCCAGTTACATAGAGTAGCACCAGTAAGAAAAGGTATAAGAAAATCATTAGTTGTTTGGGTGTTAGGACCAAAGTTTAAGTAAATGGCTTGTGAGGTATATGATAATTTTTTAGAAAAGGAAGTATTCAGCAACATACAACGTCTTATGCTAAGTGCTGATATACCCTGGTTTATGAATGAACATATAGTTAAACCAGACTATAAAGATATTGATGATCTTTATAATTATCAGTTTACACATGTATTTTATAGAAATCATGCCCATTGTAGTGATTTTTTTGCAGATTGTATAGATCCGTTGTTTTTTAAGATTAATCCTAGTGCTATAATACGTGTAAAAGCAAATCTTATTCCTAGGACACACGAAACAATAACACATCAAATGCATGTAGACGTTGGATATTTTAAAGGCAAAACGGCAATTTTTTACATCAACACAAATAATGGCAAAACTATTTTTGAAGACGGCACGGAAATTGACTCTATTGAAAATAGACTAGTTGTATTTGATTCTAATATATTACACACTGGCACAACATGCACTGACACTAGAGCAAGATGTTTGATTAATTTAAATTATTACACTTGGAACGTAGATGAAACCTAATAAAATACTTGTTGTCGGGGGCGGCACAGCAGGTCTAATTGCAGCAATTATTTTAAAAATAAAACTCAATGTTATAGTAGATGTAGTACATTCAAAAAACATTGGTATTATTGGTGTAGGTGAAGGTTCTACAGAACACTGGAAAGAATTTATGTCTTTTGCAGGCATAGATCAATATGATTTAATTAAACACTGCGATGCAACGTACAAGAGCGGTATTATGTTTTCAAACTGGGGAGCAAAAGATTTTTTGCATAGTGTCGCAGGACCTTTTGATAACAAGAATGGACAATACAGTTATGTCTATGCAAAACAGATTGCAAAAAATGATACATATTTGTATCCTAGTAACTTTTTAGATAGCACAATTGATGTTAGATTTTTTAATACTAGAGATGCTTTTCCTGCTAATCAGTTTCATTTTAACACTTATAAATTAAACGAATTTTTGATAGATAAAGCAAAATCTATTGGAATCAATGTTTTAGAAGACGATATTAATGAAGTAATTCTTGATCAAGAAGGATCTATAGATTATTTGATAGGAAAAAAACAAGAATACAACTATGACTTTTATATAGACAGTACAGGATTTAAACGCATCCTTATGTCAAAACTTGGCGCTAAGTGGAAGTCATATAAAAAATATTTAAAAATGAAATCTGCTATAGTTTTTCAAACACCTGATGAGCCAAATTATAATCTTTGGACACTAGCAAAGGCAATGGATTACGGATGGAGATTTAAGATTCCTGTATGGGGCAGACACGGTAATGGATATATTTTTGATAGCGATTACATTACTGCTGATGATGCACAAAAAGAATTGACCAAAGAACTAGGCGATATAGAAATAAGAAAACAATTTAATTTTGATCCAGGTTGTTTAGAATCAGTATGGATTAAAAATTGTTGTGCAATAGGTGTATCTGCTAATTTTGTAGAGCCTTTAGAAGCTTCTAGTATCGGTACAAGTATACAACAATCTTTTTTACTAATGCATAAAATTAGTAACTATACACAACAAACTATACAATCATATAATAAGTCTGTCAATAGTATAATGGAAAATATACGAGACTTTGTTGTTCTTCATTATCAAACAAAAAAGAATCATAACAGTTTTTGGCAAGATTTACAAAAAACAGAATTACCAGAAAGTTTACTTGAAAATTTAGAAATGTGGAAATATAAACTTCCTATTAGGGAAGATTTTTCAGGACAATCAAATTATATTTTATTTACAGAAGACAACTATACATTAGTAATGAATGGTTTAGATTTGTTTGATCGAAAAAGTATTGATGGCGAATATCAAACTCTTAATAGGTTTGCACAAGACAATGCAAATCTAATTATAGATGACGAGTTATATAACGAACAAAATTTAAAAACTATAACACACAAAAACTTTCTCAAATTGGTTAGAGACTATCTATAGCACTGGTAAGTACAATATGATTGAACATTTAACATTTCCTAATATAGGGTTTTTGAAAGCAACACTAAGTGATGCAGATATGCAACCTATAAGAAAAGAAATAGCAGAAATACAAGAAGACTTTGAAAATACATATAAAGCTAATAATTTTTTAGTAGGAAATATTAAAAAAGAATTTAAAATTAGTAAAAGTGTAGACCATATAGCTAGTGTCTTACCTAAGTATGTACAAGAATTTGAAAATCGAAATAATTTCTTTAAATCACAGGATGTCCTTGATCAGAATTGTCCTATAATGTTAAAAAATGTTTGGGTCAATTTTCAAGAAAGATATGAGTTTAATCCAGTACACGATCATAATGGATTGCTTAGTTTTGTAATATGGACAAAGATTCCTTATAAAATAGAAGATGAAATTAATCAAGGACCGGGTAAAGATAGTAGACAACCATTAGCTGGGCATTTTTGTTTTTACTTTACAGATGCATTAGGTACAATACGACAATATAGTATTCCTGCAGATCAAACAATGGAAAACACAATTCTTTTATTTCCTGCTAAATTAAATCATTCTGTACATCCTTTTTATAGTAGTGAAGAATATAGAATTAGTGTGTCAGGAAATATTTGTTACCAAACTGGAAACAATTAATGTTTTTTAAAAAAGATAAAATAAGATTTTTTTGTGAACTAGACGAAGTAAAGGAAAGATATCCTATTGTGCCTGCACAAAAAATTAAGTTTGACTGGTTTAAAACATCTGCAAAAAACTTTAAACATATGGCAGACACTAAAGGAGCCTACGAGCAAATATCCGGTGTAGTAAAATGTCCCGGTGTTAGTCCTATAATGAAAAAAGGATACATTGTTCAGTCCTGGTTTGATTTAACAATAAGATTTCATAACGACGGTTTTGAATATTTTATACCAGAAGGAATATTATCTTATCTGAAAGAAAAAGGATTCAAGAAAACACTAGTAAATGGTTTTAATAACGCAGAACCTGCTCATGCTACTCCTATTCCAAAATCTCAGTTTCAAGGTTTATTAAAAATAACCACACCTTGGTCTGTTTCAATACCAAAAGGTTGGGAACTGTTATTACAGCCGATACCTTATCCAGATGATATAAACTTTAGCGCAGTGCATGGTATATTAGAGCATGGCGATTTTTATCATTTAAATGCAATAATAAGATGCAATCAATACCACAGAGAATTTACAATACCAGCAGGTACTCCTTTATTTCAAATGATACCTATAAAAACTACAAAAACAAATGTAATGTTTGAAAGATATACAAATGAAATTAAAAAGAAAGAAGATAGGCAACAATTTGATGCCCATCATCAGTTTATAATCAAAAAATAATTAGTTCGGGATGTATACACATCTTTTAATTTCAGGCATATAAAGATACTGTAATTTAGATCTTCTTAAAGAATCTATTGCATCATCTACAGTCTCGACAATAGGGTCTCCTGCAAGATTAAATGATGTGTTAAGTAGCATAGGAACACTTGTTTCATTGTGCCATGTGTTAAGAAGGTTATAAAAATGAAAATTTTGTTCTTTATTAACAGTTTGTATTCTGCAAGTATTATCTATATGAAGTACAGCAGGAATATCAATTAGTGTTTCTTTTTTTGCATTTACAGCATACATCATATAAGGTGAACTATCTATTTTATCTAGCTCAAACCAATCCTTTGCATATTCTTCCATAACTGTTGCAGCAAATGGTCTAAAAGATTCTCTACCCTTTACAGTATTAACAATGTCTTTGCCTTTGTCAATTCTAGGATCAAAAATAATACTTCTATTACCTAATGCTCTAGGACCAGCTTCTGATTTTCCTTGATATAGCCCAACTATATGTCCTGCTTTTAATAGTTCGACTATAGTTTCGTAGTTAGCAAAAAACTCTTTCTCGTCTTCTTGTAATCTACTTAAATAATTATACTCAGGATCATTACCTCCTATATAAATCGATGGAGTAGATATAGGAGTTTCGCTTTTATTTTTTTCGTTAATATATAAGAGAGCAAGACCTATACAGTTGCCTTCATCTCCACAGAGAGGATCAACATATATGTTTACATCTTCTGGCAGTTTTTGTCGATAGTAATAGTTTGCTACAACGTTTAGTGCAGTACCGCCAGTAAGGACTATATTTTTATTACCTGTTTTATCAATCATACGCTTGATGCGATCTAATCCTATTTCTTGAAATGCTTTTTGAACTTTTTTTGCAAAGTCGGTTGCATTTGCATCATCTAAAAGTTCTAAATGATCTCTAGTAAATCCTAGATGTTTTCTTTCATGGTCGAATGCAAATAAATCCATATCAAACTCGCCATTCTTTAAAGGATCAGGAACTAGCCAATTGTCGTTCCCGAATGATTGAGCACTCATCATTTTTCCGCCTTCGTCGTCAAGCCCCATACTACGAGAAGTTCCTTCATACATAAATCCTAAATCAAAGCTGTTAGATATTTCAATCTCACTTTTTTGACTCACATATCTAGGTCTAGGAACTCGGTGTATAGTAAACTGATTGTGCCAAATTATTTTTGTATCTTCGTCTATTTTTGAATGAGTATGAAATCTTCTATAAAGTAATTTAAAATTACCTTTTTTATTTGCTTCAAATATTGAAGTAGTTTCTTGGGCTTGTCCTCCATTAGATAAATTATATGTAGATCCTTTTCCGTCGCAAACAAATACCAATGCGTCATCAAATCCTGAATCATAAAATGCTTTTGTTGCATGATATAAATGATGTGCTTTGTTGTAAGGAACAAATTCAAATCCTTTGTTAAAAGCAAATCCCATTTTTTGTAATATACTAATTATAGACATGTTTTCAGAAAGCACACTATCATATCCAGATATTAGTAGTACATCTATGTCTTTACAAATTTTTTGTATTTCTTGTAAGGTATAATATGGATACCCGCTATCTTTTTTAATTCTAGATAATCTTTCTTCTTGATTATAATAAATTAATTCGTTGTTCATGTATAAACAAGCACTCGAATTATGATCTTTTTGTATACTTAAAATATTCATTTTACATTCCTAAACGTCAAAAACAAAATTACCTGAAACACTGATTCTAAAATCGTCAGTGCTAAAAAATGGATATACTGCATGTCTCAACTTTGCAGGAAATACTAAACATATATTTTCCATTGTGTCATCTACTTTAATAATATGAGACTGTATTCTGCCTAGCGCATCTGTATACTGAAATTCAAACGCTCCGGCTAAATTTTCTTTAGATTTTTTACCTGGAGAACTAACATCTTCACCTGATCGTGTGTATGGTATTTTAGTCCAAATTACAAATGAAAAAATTCCATCATGGTCGTGACTAGGATTAAATTCATGTTTTAACTGAAAATTCACCCAAGCACTCTTTAGTACAATTGGCACATTTTTTGATAGTACACTTATATGTTCTATATAATCATATGCTTGATCATAATGTGTCAACAATGGAAAAACCAATTGTTCTAAATGATTTTTAGAATCAACTAACTTAAATTCTTTTTCTATGTTTCCGATTAGTGCTGAATTCATTTCTTGTGAGTTAGTAAAATCTTTTTGTATTTTTTGTATTTCTTCTCTCACAGGTGCGAGATCATCATTACTAAATTTACAATGTAAAAATCCATAGTTGTTAAAGTTTTGTGTAAAAACTTCCATTTTGATTTATAGACTCCGGTGTTAGTGATATATAACTTATGTATGCAAAAATACAATTGAGGACATCAAGAATTGGTATTTAATAAAGTTAATTTAAAAAACGAAGAACTAGATTTTATAGAAAATTTTGTCCTACAAGAATGGATTGAATTATATAAACAACCTTGTCAAACAGATTTTGATCCTCCTGAACAAGTAAAAGATCGTGCAGGAAATAGTTATTTTTTCTCACATGCACTAATGAGAAAAAATAACAGTCCTAACACAGACGGAGAAGTAAACAGTAATCATTATCCTATGTTTGAGTCTATATTTTTGCGCTGGCTAGAAGAAAACAATTTTAACAAACCTAAACATATCTATCGGGCATGTATTAATGTAACAACATATCTTGATAAAGAATTTTCAGTACCGCATTATGATCATTCTTGGCCACACTACAATTGGGTATGGTATCTAAATGATACAGATGCAGGCACACTGTTGTTTGACGAAGAATACAATGTAACTAAAGAATTTCCCTCTAAGAAAAATTATGCATGTGCATTTGAAAACACATTACATGCACAGCAATTTCCTAAACCTGATCAATTAAGATACGTAGTTGTGTTTACTTTTATTTAAGATTTTCTAAAAACTGTCTATGATCGGGCGCATAATTGATCATATGATCAATTTCTTGACGGTATTGCATAGGACTTGGAGTTAATCTTTCATAGCCTTTTTGATTTATTTTTTCTTCGATTAAATGTAACCCTTTACAAATCCAAAGCCAGCTCATTAACGGAAAAATTGCAGGACAATTTTGCTTTTGCAAATAATGGTATTGTAGTTTTCCTTTTTTAACATACGGTAAAAGCTCTTTTATTATTTCAGGTGTTTCTGTTTTTTCTTTAAATTCTTTCCAAAAAGGACTGTCGTTCCGTTTTCCTAAATAGTGTAAGTGTACAAAATTCATTTTTTCGTCAACTTCATTACCGATTATTTTGTTAAACAAATCTATTTCACTTTGATCTAAATTATCAATAGTGTGCAAAAATTGCTTCAAATTAGTCATTAAAGATAGCTGCAACCATATTGAAGTAGATTCTAATGGTTCGATAAAGTTTCCTGCTAACCCTACAGCAATGCAGTTTTTAATCCATACATTTTCGTATCTACCTGCATCTATGTCAATTACTTTCCTTACTTCTACAGAATGTCCTAGATGTTCTTCAACTTCTTTTTGTGCTTCGTGTTCATCGATATAATCACTGTCGAAAACATAGCCTGCACCTATTCTATGTTGTAAAGGTATTTGCCACATCCATCCATATTTTAATGCTCTTGCAACTGTATATGGAGGTATTTTTTCTTGTGGATCTAACCAAAAAGGAATTGCTTTTTTCATTGGCAGATATTTTGTATAAGAAATCCATTTTTCTTTAAATGCCTTACCGATAATTTGTCTGTGCATACCGGAACAATCAAAAACAAAATCACAATTTACTTTTTGCTCCTCTAAAATTAAAGAAGTAATTATGCCGTTTTTGTCTTGTTCTACATCAATATATTTGTCTTCGATTATGTTTACATTTCTAGAACGACAAATTTTTTCTAAATACTCGCCAAATCTAGCAGTGTCAAAATGCAAAGCATGTACAGTATTATCTATGTCTACTTTGCATTCATTTGCTAACTTATTTTGATACATAAACTCGTCAAAGGGCAAGTTGTCACTTATAAGCCTTTTGACATAGAAATCAAAACAAGAATGATCAAAAATTCCTGGTATGGCAAAATCAGCAACCTCTTCTACAAACGGATGCAAATATTTTGTACCGTCGCCGTTCCAATTTTCAAAACTAATTGCATGTTTTACACTGCCACCTGTTTCTTTCAAAAAATGACCTATATCAATATTACAACTTTGTAAGAAGTTTAATATCTGCGGAGTAGTTGCTTCTCCTACTCCTATTATAGGAATATCTTTTGCACGTATCATTGTGATGTTATCTTCAGGGAAAAACTTACGAAGACTTAATGCTGTTATCCAGCCTGCTGTTCCTGCTCCTAAAATTACAAAATTTTTCATATTATTCCTTGTGTATGTCTGCGTTAAATGCTATTGATATTCTAATTTCGTCGTCTACATTTGGTTCAACATAATGTTCTAACCAACTGGGGAAAATCATTAGTTTTCCTTCTTCAGGTAAGACGCTCCAATTACATGCTAGAAAGTTTGTCCACTTATCCATAGTATTTTCGGGTATAGTATATTGCTGAATAATAGACGGGTGTTTAAACACTAACTTTCCGCTTTCTTCATTGCACTTTACATAATATACGCCTGAAAATGTAGCACCAGGGTGTACATGTGGTCTGTTAAAACTACTTTTACGATCGTTTACATTAATCCATAAATTAATCATATTGATTTTTGCTTCTTCTAAAAATCCTAATTGAACTTTTACAGATTCAAGTTTTTCAGTAATAGTATCTACTAGCTTTTGAATTTCGTCATTTGGTTTTACTAGATTGTCGCTTTGCCAACCTATAAAATTACTTTTGACCACTCCGTCGCTATCGTCGTCTTTTAATTCATAAGCGTATCGTATTAATTCTTCATTGTCAATATTCTTTAAATAATCATTTAAAAGAAATGCTGGGAATAGAGTGTTCAATTCCATTTATATTTTCCTTTGAACTTTAAGAGCATAACTAGTATATATATCATAAAATTTACTAAGAGGAAAAATTTATGAACATTGTCATTGCCGGCGGCGGCACAGCAGGCTGGCTAGCTGCATTATTTATAGCAAAAAATCATCCAAATCATAATATAACAATAGTTGCTTCATCTAAAATTGGAGTTATAGGAGCAGGTGAAGGTGTCACTGGCGAACTTATGGATGTTATAATAGGACATTACGGTGATTTTGGTATTGATCCTAAAGAGTTTTTAAAAAATACAGGAGCTATGCCTAAATATGGTATTATGCATAAAAATTGGACTCCTGTAAAAGATAAACAGTATTTCGGTCCAATAGATGGAACTAAAACAAGCGGAAGACTTCCGGATGATTTAATTGTTTATCTATCAAATTTTGCAAAAGATAAAGCATATCTCGGATCATTCTATGGCAATTTATATGAACAAAATGTTTCGCCTGTTAATAAAGTTACTAACACTTATGAAATATCAACTTTTGCCTTCCACTTTGATGCGAGACTAGCTGCACAAGAGTTAGAAAAAGCAGCTCTAAAATTTCCTAATATAACACTTGTTGATAGTATTATAAAAGGATCGACAATGAATAATGGATTGATAGATTCTTTGATTTTAGAAGATGGGCAAAAACTAGAAGGTGATTTTTTTGTAGACGCTACAGGATTTGCAAGACTCCTTATAAAGAATTTTGATGTAGGCTGGATTAGTTATAAAAAACATTTACCTGTAAATACTGCGTTACCTTTCTTTATACAATACGAAGAAGGTGAATCTCCTAATCCATACAGTATGGCATGGGCACAATCTGCAGGATGGTATTGGGAAGCGGCTGTACAACATCGTAAAGGGTGCGGATATGTATTTTCAGATGATCATATTTCTGTTGACGATGCACATGCTGAGATAGAAAAAACACTAGGTCGTAAAGTAGATCCTATTAAAGTTTTAAAATTTGACAGCGGAAGATTAGAAAATAGTTGGGTTAAAAATTGCTTTGCAATAGGATTAGCATCTGCTTTTAGTGAACCTTTAGAAGCAACATCTATTCATGCAACTATACGACAGTTAGCAGACCTGTCTCATGAATTTATACAGCCGACGATTGAAGATACAATTAATCCTGCTAGTATTAAATTATGCAACCATAGAATGAATAGAATGTATGACGATTTTAAAGATTTCTTATCATCGCATTATCTAGGAGGTCGTACAGACACTGAGTTTTGGAAATATGTTACAAACGAATCTGCAACAGACTTTGCTAAAAATTTACAAGAAATGTGTAAGTCAAGAATTCCTACAAAATTTGATTTTCCTCATTATCCAGGGTCGGCTAATTGGACAATTTGGTCTTATGTATTGTTGGGTACTAATCAACTTACAGAAAAAGTAACATCTAAATATTTGAACGAAGAAATTATTAGAGATAGTGAATATTACTTAAATCATTTAGCTACTTTTGCAGAAAAAACAAAACTTACGCACTATAGTTTCGATGAACATATTGATATTGTAAAAAATAATCCAATAGATTTTATACCATATTTAGGCGATGAACACTATCTAGGACATTTATAAAGTTTGATAGAAAAATATTGTTCTTATACGATAAATACGTTATAATGGAGATAAAGAATGAATTCTGCACCAATTGTTGATCGTATAAGAATTATTCCTAGAGCTAAAGACTTTTTAGATAGAAGTACAGGTTCAAGCGGCGAGGTATTCTTTAGTAAAGAAACTAATACACTAAGAGTGTATAGTGGACGAACTGCAAATCGCGGCGGGTTTGAAGTAGTAACCGATGCAAGTCTTAGAAGAAATATCGGCCAGCAAGAAATTGCATCTGTAAAATATGATGTTACTATAAATAATTCAGGCACCGGCAATAAGTATATTCTAAACGGTGTAGAACGCCCAGCACTGTCATTTGTGATAGGTTACACTTATGTTTTTGATCAAACAGATCAAACAAACATTTATTATCCTAATCCTGAAGGCGGTGCAAATAACCAGCATGTGCTTGGATTTAGTGCAGACAATATAGATGGTGTTGAAGGCGGCGGCACAATTTATGAAGACGGTGTAAAATATATACTAGATGGCAAAGAGGTTGACAGAAGCACTTATGTAAAAAACTTTCAGCGTTCAGACACACGTATTGTTCAAATAACTATTACTTCTTCTACTCCTGAAACATTATATTACTGGTGTAATCAACATACTGGTATGGGCAATGAAATTAGTGTAGGAGAACCAGGAGCAGGTTCAGCAGGCGCCGGAACAGTTACAGCAAGCATTGATCCGCCTGCAAACCCAACTAACGGAAGTGTTTGGTTTGATGCAGAAATAGGTAAATTATATGTATACTTAGATGACGGCGACAGTCAACAGTGGGTACAGCCTGTTGCTACAGAAAGTGCAGGAGTTGATTTAACAGCATTTAGTGTAACACAAAATCCAGCATCGGGAACAGGATCACTTACATATGATGACGCAACTGGAGTTTTTGAATATACTCCTCCAGAAATTAGCGGCGGTGGCGGCGGTGGATTTGATCAAACTTTAAACACTACAGATGATGTAGTATTTGCAAGTATAGAAGCAGCAAGTTTTACAAATACAGGTGTTGGCATTTCGACTATAACAAGTGCAAGTACACTAACACTTGATGTAGGAGATGCACTTATAGTTTCGGGCGGTCCATTTAGATTACCTAGTCTAACTGATGCAGAAAGGGATGCATTAATTCCTGTCAACGGCGACATGATATATAATACAGATAATACAAGAATAGAATCTTATGTCAATGGAGCATGGGTAATAGTTAGCACTAGTCCAATAGTTTAAGGAAAGTATATGTCAGAAAAAGAATACACGGTTATAATAAGAAGAGGCGAAAACTTAGCTGAAGTAGAAGCGGATTTAACTGCTTCTACTGGTGACGGTCCTATACCAAGTAGAACTGTTGACGTTGCTAATCCTAGACCAGGAAGTAAAAGACAAACACACTTTATGTTGACGGATGAAGAAGCAACAGCACTTAAGGAAGATCCTAGAATTTTAGATGTTGTTATTCCTGCTGCTTTAAGAGATGACGTTGATATAGGTTTGAATGCAACACAAACTTTTGATTTTGACAAAACAACAGCAGTTGATAACACACGAGCAAACTGGGGGTTGCGTAGAATCATTGCAGATACTAATGTATATGGCGCAACAGATGCAGCACCTGACGGGTCTTATCCTTATGCTTTAGACGGCACAGGTGTTGATGTTGTAATACAAGATACAGGAACTAGTGCCGATCATCCTGAATGGGAAGATGCAGATGGAGTTAGTAGATTTGTAGAACTTGATTGGTATACTGCAAGTGGTTTACCAGGATCAATGCCTGCAGGACATTATGTGGATTACCACGGACACGGCACTCATTGTGCAGGAATCACAGCAGGTAAAACATATGGATTTGCAAAGGGAGCAGCTATATATGCTGTAAAAGTTCAAGGTCTAGAAGGCGACACTGATCCAAATTCAGGAATTAGTATAAATGATTGTTTTGATGTAATTAGACTTTGGCATGCAGCGAAAACTAATGGGCGTCCTACTGTAGTTAATATGAGTTGGGGCTATGGTAGAACACTTACAACTACTAATCCGGTAGGCGGAAATTATCAAGGTGCTCCGTGGACGTATTCGGGACAATCTCAGGCTCAACTATGGTCAGATTATGGTATTGTGCCTCAGATTACAGATGGATTTACAAACTTTAGAAGAATACCTATAAGACTAGTTGATATTGATGCAGAAGTTGAAGATATGATAGATGCTGGCATTCATGTATGTATTGCAGCAGGAAACCAATATTACAAGATAGATATAGATGGCGGAGTAGATTACAATAATGATGTTGATCTAGGAGGATTAACAACAGCATATCATCAAGGCAGTTCACCATATAGTGATAGAGCATATATTGTAGGAAACATAGATAGTACAACACAAGATGATGGCGGCACTCCTAGAGATAAAACGGCAGGTTCTAGTAATAAAGGTCCGGGAGTAAATATCTGGGCACCTGGAACTGATATTATTAGCGCAGCAAGTAATATAACAGTATTTGGCTCATCTGCTGGAGCATATTTCGAACCGGGTTATCAGATTGCAAACATAAGCGGAACAAGCATGGCAGCGCCGCAAATAGCAGGACTTTGTGCATTGCACTTACAAGCAAACCCAACTGCTACTCCGGACCAACTACGTAATAAAATACAAGGCGAATCAAAACCGGTAATATATAGTACCGGTCTTACAGACGATTATAATGCATCCGGAGAAAGTATTATGGGAAGTCCTAACAGAATGGCATTTAGTAAATATGGAAAACAACCATTCAGTATTACAGGTAGCATAGATTTAACATAAGAGGTTTATAACATGGCATTAAATTTTCCAGCAGATCCAACAAACGGTGATCAGTATACAGATGGTACAACAACTTGGGAATTTGACGGAACAGTTTGGAACGTTATTACTGTTGCACCTGTAGTAGGGACAGTACCTGATGTTTTTAACACAATAGCGGTAGCAGGACAAGATGACATTGTAGCTGAAGTTACAAATGATACCTTAACGTTTGTTGCTGGAGAAAATGTTACTATTACAACAGATGCAATTACAGATAGTATTACTATCAATTCTACCGGCGGTGGTGGTGGTGGTGGCGACACAAATCAAAATGCATTTAGTAATATTGCAGTTGCAGGTCAATCAGTTATCGAAGCTGACGATATAACAGATACATTAAATGTTGCAGCAGGAGATGGCATTGCAATCACAACAAATCCAGTTGACGATACTCTTACAATAACAAATACATTGGCAGCAAGCGATGTATCGGCATTTACAGATTTGACAGATGCAGTTAATGCCAGTTTAACTATAGACAAGTTTTATGAACCTGCAATAGCTATGATAAGAATGAATAACGTAGGAACAACAGCTTATACAGTAAACAGTCACTATGCAGACCAAGGTCAAAATCCTACACTTTATGCACTTGCAGGTACAACAATAGCCTTTGATTTAGACAATATCGGTGGACATCCTTTTTTAATACAAGATGCAACTGCAACAAATTATAATACAGGTTTAGTACATGTTGATAGTGCAGGTAATGTTACAACTGGTGCATCTGCCCAGGGTAAAGATTCAGGGACACTTTATTGGAGGATACCGGAAAGTATTTCTGGAAATTATAGATACCAATGTTCTTTACATGCTGGAATGGTAGGTGCTATTACTGTAAAACGTTTAAGCGTTATTTAAATTCTTCAATATATTTTTTCTTAGTTTGATCATATCATTTCTTTTATCTACAAGAAGTGTTGGTGTAACATAACCATTATAATAAGAATCATAACCTATATCAATTTCTGCAACTAGTCGTTTTAGATCTTCGATCTTTTTTCTTACTTTAGTTTTTTTTGGTTCTTCCAGTTTAGCAGCTTTGTCATAGAAAAATTTAATTTCTTCTTTAAATTTGTCACTTGTAGATATTTTAGGCAGCATTTAATTCGCTCTCAATAGCATCGCCCGGCAACACAACACATATGTCGTCAGCTTTAAATCCGTCATTAACTTCTGTAACTGAGCTGTTATCGGTTAAAGATATTAGTCCTACTGGTAACATTGCAGGAATATTAAATACTTTTCCTTCTTCTAATTGCTGCTCAAAAACTTGACCATTTTTTGTATCAATCCATCTCATAATAAATGAACCATTATTAATGAACCAAGACTTGTTTACAGTCTTTTGAAAGAAAATAGGTGTTTTGCTATTTCTTGCAGGGAACATTAACATTTTTGCACCATACGTTTCTGTTCTTGCCCATTCTGCTTCGTAACCCCAATCATGTTTTTTTACTGTATCAGACATTGTATATCCTTATGCTAAAATATTTAATACTTGAAAAACTGTTTCAAGTTTATTTAAATTTGTTTTTGTTGTGAGTGTTTTCTTTAGGCCATAATGTAGCGGTTTTGGCCATTTCCCAAAACTTACCCATGCATAACCATCATGCTCTTCATTTAATTGTGGCAGGAATTCTTTTTCTACCAAACATAGATATGTATGAAACAAAAACTTCGAATCATTTGAAACGAATGTTTCTAAAGGTATTGTTTTTTTAATACTAGGCATGAAACCTATTTCTTCTTCTATTTCTCTACGTAACCCTTCCCAGGGTGTTTCTTTATCTTCATTTGTTCCGCCCACTAACCCCCAAAGATTATTAGTTTTTCCTTGAGTCCTGTGTAAAAACAAAAATCTATTTGTATCAAGAGTATAAAAGAGAGCACCACTGCAAACTATATTATTCATAATAATAGTTAGCCGTCTAGATCGATTCTCCATGTGCCAACTGGATATTCTCCGTCAACACTTAGCAGCCATTCGTCGTTTTTAAA